ATGTTGGTAAAGGCTGAGGGATCGATACCGACGACCGATTCTTGCGCCCGCCCCCAATAGGTCTGCCCGTTCTTATCCATCATCCCCGAGTTGGCCCCGTGCGAAAATTGCAACAGGTACATCTGCCAATTGGAGCCCAGAAGCCCCTCAGCAAATCCTGCCAAAGACATTTCTTGAAAAGACTTCTCGAATTTGCCTTTGTTGAAGGCTTCGACGGTTCTTTCAACCTTAATATGAAAAGGCATATCTGGCCTTTTCATTACTTCTCGCACCTTTTCACCAATGGTGCGACCCGAATCTTTCACAAACATATTCCAAATCTCCCAAAGGTTGAAGGTCTGCCAAGACTATTGCCTTTCGGAAATTCTTACCCAATCTTATCAGCGAGCGGTTGGCATCAGCTTAGATAAGATCAAAACGACGCACTTGCTGGGATTCGTGCCAGTGGTCTGGCTGATACCAATAGCTTTGGTAAGGGAATCGACAGGCACGACCTTTTGGTCTTCCAAAGCGTTACCCGATTGCTTGGCTGGTCCAACAAAAGCCCCAATCGTATAAGTCCCGGGGGCTGCATCGTATTCGATGCAGCCCGATACGTTCACCGTGATCTCGTTGTTGTTCGGCTGCCCGACAACCCGGGCAACATCTGCCAGCTTATCGCAGTTGGAAAAGCCCAAGAAAAGGGCAGCAAAATTCGTTTGCGTAGTTGCCAAATCAGTGTCCCAAGCCGTGTCCGAAGCTTTCACCAGCGTATTGGAAGAAAGCCCGACGAGATCCCCCATAGATACGGCTTTTGCCGTAGCGACAGGAACCGTGACGGGAAATGTCCATGGGTTACTGATAATTCTGTTAGCCACAATTGAACCCTCGAAGAGTTATTAAATCAAAGAACCTTTCAGACAAAAAATTTTACTTTTGGGCTTCCCCGAACAGTTGATCGACTGTGGGATAGCTTGCAGGGGCAGGGGGAACAATTGCATCGGTTCGAGGCAAGCTTTTTGGCTGGGGATTGGCTGGCTTGGGGCTTCCTTCGACCGTTCGGCTGGCAAAGCCGTTATCGATCTTATCGTTCAGCTTTGAAAGGGTTTCGAGTAGCTTCACATTAAAGCTTTCTTGTGTTACTTCCTCTTCGTTGCTTGTATCCGTTGGAGCTGCCCCGTCCCCTTTGATTAAGGTCAAAAGATCCTGACAGGTCTTGATGATCTTGTTTCGGGCAATCTCGTCGTATTCTGACGAGACTGCGACTTTTGCGATAATCTGCCCGACAAGTTCCGAAAGGGTCGGGACTTCGGCTTCGACAATTTCTTCGGCTTCTTGGGCAGGCCCAGCGACAACGTCTTTCGGTTCCATGTAATTACCTCGGTTGAAAGATTCGGTAATCCCCTCGGTTGTGTTGGGATCAGCTACCAAATCGACAGAAAAAATCTCTATGAATTCTTGGACGACCCTACCCGGCTGATTGGGGGGCCTATCGAATTGAAGCAAGGCATCAATTGAAAAGCCACACCCGTTAGGGTTATTCTCGCACCACCAGAGAAAAGCTTCGACCCCTTCAATATGGGGATTGTAGTGCAGGGTAGCATACAAGCCGTCATCTTTGGCAACGACATCGGTAATCCAGCCGAATCTATCCCCAAATTTACGGTGGCCTTCGATCTGGTGGTTGATATTGGAAGGCTTCCCCTCAAATCGGGGGGCAGAGCTTTTGATTAAATCGGGGGGATAGATTCGGCTGCCATCTCGGGCAGTTGTGCCGAGAATCTTTACTCCTTCGACTACGCATTTCTCCCTATCGACCTTCGGGAAGGAAGGAGACATAGTTAGAATTCGTTCACGAAGCTTAGAGAGCATATTCTAAGTTTTACCAAAATCACTGAATTGTCAAGATAGGTTTTCAATATCTGGGGCAGCCAGTAAATGTGGCTTCGTTATTACTGGACTGCCCCAGCCCGGGGGGTTCCTTTTTAGTCGGCGGACTCGAAAGGGTCGTCCCCCGAATCATCTCCAGCTTGACCATTTTGGGTATCGGTTTTTTCGGTCTGCCCCTCCAATGCTTTTTGGAAAACTGCGTTTGGATCAAGCCCAATTTCTGCCCTTATCTCGGGCTTTGTCATCACACCAATATCAAAATAGGTTTTGTGGCGATTGGCCTGTCTATCGAGATCTCGCGTTTCCAGTGACGGGCAAGTAGCTTCAATCTCGATCCAACGAAAATACTTTTGATCGACCATCCCGAGGGCAGCACAATGGCAAAGGTATCGCCAAAGGAGGGACATATTGGGGTTTATCCTTCGGCGTGCAAAAAAGTTTTTTGCCCTTTTCTGCCAGCGTTTTATACTTCGGTTCATCGGGGCTTCGGATACCAAAGAAGATGTGTAAGCCCCCATATTCTCGCTATTGGAGGTTAGCATCCATTCGGGCATATTTAGGGATGCTGCCACCCCCCGAAGCTCTTGCTGGAAAACTGCGATAAATTCACCAGCCGAGATATTGGCAGAAGGGAACTCATAGTCGATCAAATCATTAGCGTTTACAATTGAACCGTCTTTGAAATCCTCGATATTCCGCTCCCGATTCGTGACAGGATCGGTAGCAGTTACGGCTGTGACCTTTTCTTTTAGGATATTCCCAGCGTTTTGGGTTCCGTTTTTTAACCTTCGGATCATAGCAATTTTTGCTCTTGCCACTGCGATAGCTGATATCGATTTGCCGAGGGCTTCGATCCTTTTTAGATTCGCGAAGACGGGATAGAATAGGGGCCTGCCCCTTTTGCTCGAACGCATGACCCGAATTTTGCTGTGCATAATAAAGGCAGGATCGATAGGTTCGGGGGGTGCGTTTGTAAAGGGGTCGGGGCAGACCCAATATCGTAGAACGGTTTGGACATCATCAGGGTCGGTTTCGATCCCGTATGAGCATTGGGGGGAATTCCCGTTGACCGACCGCACCCATTCCGGTTCGACAAACCTTACCTTCATTGAACCGTCAGATTGTGGAAAAAGCCGAAGGAAGCTTTCCCCGTCGATGTCGTTTCTAACCTGCCACTCTTCCTCGATGTCAGAAAGATCGACCATCTCGCAAAAAAGGTCTATCAGGGCTTGGGCATCTCTGACAAGGCTGCCCAGATTCGGAGCCCCTTCGATTGCCTTCACTTTGTATTGCAGCCCTTCCCCGATTATGTAATTGATTCGGTTTTCAAGCCCCGAGGCTGCATATTCGTTTGTGGCACAAAGAACCCTCGAAATGTTCCGAAGCCACATCAATTCTGTTTCGGTGATCTGGACGGGCAGGTCTTCCCCCATGCCCCGATTGGGGGACAGCGTAGCAGGGTAAGCCGTTTGTAAGATATTATTCTGACTATCGTATATTTTTTCCCTCGGGTCACCCCACCAGTAATTTGCCTGCCCAACCCCATTGAGAGCCAACATTGCTTCCTGAACAGCTGTAACAAGGGGATCGATGCCCCCCTGTTTAGCCACATACTCCCGGTAACGCTCATCCACCAGCGATTGCCATTCTTTTTCGGTCATTTGCCGAGCCTGCGTCGATTGTGTTACCATACTAATGCACCCAATAACAAGCTAGATTGAAGCCGTCCGCATAATCAGGCGAGCGTTTTAGTCTTTCCTTCATACGGTCTTTAGATTCTACCAGATATTTATTATCTGGGGTGATGATATATCTGGCCCCTAATAATTCATTCCGAAGCCGATGGAGCATATTCTTAGGAATCCGGCTTAGGTCTATCAAATCTTCTTTTGCATGTTCAAGGGGGGCAATCCAAAGCTCGGATCGAAAATTATGACAGTCTTCTCGGCTAGGTTTCGCTGAAGATTGTACGTCAATAAATTTGAAGCCGTCGGCATTGTCAACGACCCCACCCCCGACCCCAATTCCGTCGATTAGAACGGGAATCTGTTTTTCATCTCTGTCGGCTTTGTACTGCCAACAAAGGTTCTTCAGAATATCGGCAATTTGCTTGGTGCTGGCCTTTTTAATCTCGTGAGCTTCCATAAAGGCGATTCCCTTCCTTACCCAAATTGTCGTGGAATCATCCCCGTATCTGGCAACATCGCACCCTATTTGAACTTTCCATTTAGGATCGACGTCGCGACGGATTCCCATTACCCTATTCCAAAGGCTTTCTGTCCACACGGTATTTATCCCTTCTTGGGGCCAGCGTCCTAGAACCCGAGCGTCTGCAATTGGCCCGGGCAGCCACCGGACTTTTCTCCCATCTTTCCAAGTCAAAACGACTTCGTTGGGATATTCTGGGTCACGATCCGAAAGCCTTGTCCCGTACTCATCAAGCGAAGTAATTACTTGATTCAGCCGAACAGCCGAAGGATACGGTGGGGCCAGCCCGTTTAATTCAGCTTGGATGTTCGGATGTTCAAGCTGGGATATAGATATCACATCCCAAAGCCCTGTTTGCTCTAAGAAATATACGTATGAAGTAATATCTAAGGGATTGTATGTGCATACCCAAGACCCCATGTCTTGAACGCCGGTGTGCATCGAAGTCCCAGCTTCAAAATAAATCGGGTGAATCCCCGTAGCTTCGTCGAAAAATAAGTATACGATCTCCCCGTGCCTGCCCTGAAAGGCTTCCCCCCGATTGGTGGCCCTTGCCATGATATCCCAGCCGGGTCGCATTGAAGCCTCGGGATTGACTGGCTTTAGCCCGGGCAGATTCGGACGGTTCTTGCGCAGCTCCCCAAAAAGGGTATCCTTCAAAGTGTCTTTGGTAGGGGCAGTGACGATAACGCGACAAGGCCCACAACATTCGTATGCGTATGTGATTAAGGCAGCGTTCAGCCAACTTTTGCCGACCTTGTGCCCTGATCGGACAAGCACGCGATGGGGGGCAGTCTCAAAAGACTGGATAATCTGCCTTTGTTTATCCCAAATCACACCACAATACTCAGCGACATACTCAAAAGGCTTTTTGCGGTATCGTCGGGGGCTTGTATTGTAATCGGCTGCGATTTTATTGAGCAGATGCCTCGGCAATCTTTCGAGCAATATATCCCCTAATTGGTTCGGCAAGCTCGGGGGGTAAGAGATCAAGTAAGGTCTCCAAAGATTCTTTTTTCTCTTCCTTTTCTTTCGTCCAGCCCCGGTTCTTCCCAAGATGCGTAAGGGTAAGCGAAACAGCCCACGGCTGTCCCTCTAGAACAAACTGGTGCATCTTTAGCTCGGCAAGATCAACAAGCTCCTGACGGGCATCTTCGACGATTTCTAAGCATTCGGGATATTGATTTATTAACGTGTGCAGCCAGCCCCGGGTTACGTCAAGGGCTTTGGCTGCCTGCGAGATATTACCCTTGCACTTTGTAAGGGCTTTTTTGATTCTTTCGGGATCACGACTCAGGGGGGTCATAATTGTACACTATTTAGAGTAATTACCCTATTTTCCGGTAAGGTTTATCGTATAGCCAACGGTGGACAAATTTGCCTTTTGAAGGGGCAGCGAGAAAAAGACGCCACTGGTATCTGGTAAAACCGGAATAAAGGCACGATACGGTTTCAGCCCCTTGTTTGTCTTTGTAGGTCACGACAACACAAGGCCCGGGGCTTCCGATAGCTGACCCGTCTTTAAACCATTCCGCTCGGCTAACCCAATCGCTTGACTCGGACTCAAAACTATCATCCATGCGAAAAATAAATTGTGTTTGCTGAATAGGCTCCCCAGCTTCGTAACCGGCTGCCCCTGACCCGTCTGCAGCCGTAGAGCTATCCCGTAGTTGATCCCCCGACAATGGGGGAATCGTTCTTACTATTGTCCTGAGCAGGGGGGATTGAGACGAAAGCTTTCTAGGCTTGCCCATCGGGTTCTCCTTCGGCTTGGTCGGGGTCGGGCAGCTCCCCGAAAACGCATTCCCCCAAAGCTTCGACAGCCTTGCGAGCGTCTCCCTTTACAAATACTAACACATTTTGATGGGTCTTGCCAAATTTTCGGGTGCTGGTAAATTGTTTGCCGACCCGATCAAAACAGGGATAGGAACATCCCCATTTTGGAGGGCCACTTTTTGCCTTGCGTGCCCGTCGATTAACCTACCCGTTTTTTCGTTAAGCAAACAAGCCCCTGCCCAGCCTACTTGCGAGATGACATCGCCGAGGGTGTCGATCTGACTTTGCGGGTGTCGTCTCCAATTTTTAGGATTTTCGACCAATTCAGAAGCTTTTCGATATTCAAGCCGTAGCTTCGCACCAGATGCCCCGAGAATCGATTTTGGGTGGTCATTTGGACTTTCTACCCCCTGTAAATGATCGGCTGCCATAAGCGATTTTAACCCCCTAGAAATTAAAGCCCAAAAAATCGATCATAACATATTATCGACAAAGGGGTTAAATAAATCTGACTTTTTCCGCATTTTTTCGCATAAAATTGAGCTATCTAACTTCTTACCCTGCAAGGGTTTAGATATTAAAATTGATTAATTCGACAACCATAGATATATATGAAGTATACTATCTATTTCTTAAAACTCCTTCTTTAATAAAATACTTATATGGTATTGTCTGAATAATCAAATTAAGTACCTAAACCCTTGTAGGATAAGGGTTTACGAAAGTCAGATTTAGTAGGTAAAATTTGCCAGATAGTACCACCTAAAGCCTTGCAGCACAAGCACTTAGATTAAATTCGACAAGCGAATCAAATAAAGTCAGATTAAGTAAGCCGTAGCTATAGCGTAAATTTACAATTTTGTAAGGTCTTATTCTGCAAAGATTTAGGTAGATTAGGCTATCCTAAATTAGGAGCAGCCGGAAAATTCGATACTTTGAATTTTGACCAAAATTTGATAAGATTTAGGGGGAGAAAAATCGATCAAAAAAGGGGGCAAAATGGTAGTGCCTGATTGGATCAGAAAATGAAGACACATTCAGTCTTTACTGCCCTGCGAAAATTCGTATAAAAGGGGATGACCTAGCTCGCATTTCTGCAAGGTCGATTTTCTCCGATACCCCTGCAAGACCTAAAAATCTTGCAGGGGTTTTTTTGACTTGCTGCCAAACCGAAGAAATAAAAAGCCCGATGCCCGAAGAAGCCCCAGCCGAATAAAGCCCTTGCCCTTGCCCCTGCCCCTTCTTTCCCTTTTCCCTTCAAAAATAAATCTCAATAATTCCCAGAATCTCACTTGTAATAATCCGCTATAGCGGATAAGATACTTACATAGCAATTACGCTACACGGAGACAAACAGATGAACATTGCAGTCAGAGTTTTAGTAACAACCGAATGGAACAGCAAGAACGGTATCCCTGCCCGATTCGTAAACATGGGGCCTTACCCGAATGAAACCGACGATTCGGTGGTCAAAAAAGTCTTTGCCTTAATGCAAATTGAATCCCTTCAATACGGGAATTCTTTGGATCGGCCCCGAATCGTCGAAGTCTGGGTAGGGGATCGACGAGCTTTCTAATCTTGATAAGCCCAGCCTAAAGATTTTATTTTTTTGGATAGTTTTTTGTCATTTGGGAACTATCCAGATTGTAAGTAAATGACAAAAAGGAGCGTTATGGAAATTTACAATTACAACAACGGTTTGCAAGCAGGCAACCGTCGTCCTCATCTTTGGTTCGCCAAAGGAAACGAGGTACTTGCCTTTACGGGCAGCAACGAAGCTGGGTGGTATGCGATATCATCCGAGCAATACACAAAAAACGGAAAGTGGTCATTTACTGATTACAAACTTCTTTTGTGCGAAGGGGTTCGGGCAATCGAATTGCTTTCTCCCCTGCACAAGACTTGGGGGGATGATTGCAATAGTTGGGAAGAAGTGCGAGCTAGGCTGAAAGTCAGTCTTGAGAATGCCCGTAAAATCTTGCAACAATCGTATCCCGATCAAGCAAAACGCCTTGATGACCTTGAAGCTTTCGTGAAGGAAGCCCAAGCTTCAAAGCCCCCTGTTCCGCAAAATTATGAGCTGGTCAATCTGACCCCCCACAAGATAACGATCTTGTGGGGGGAAGAAAAGATCATCGTTGAACCGTCTGGGATCGTTGCACGAGTCGCCACAACCTCGGGGGCAGCTTTGACAGGATTCTTTTGGGCAGGAACAACTTTCGGCGAGGTCGAAGGAATTCCTGCCCCAGAAGCTGGAAAGGTTTATATCGTCTCAGCCATTGTTGCTTCGAGGATTGGGGCCAGCCGATCTGATATTTTTTACCCGGGAACAGGGCCTAATGATGGGGCAATCAGGGAAAACGGAAACATTGTAGCCGTGACCCGTCTCATCCGATCTTACTAACCTTTCGCTGCCCCTTTTCCCTTAAGGGATTGGTACAATACCAGAATGGTAGAGCTATCAATCCGATTCAACAAAGAATTTATCTCGACCCGATGCAAAAGCCGACCTAATGCTCTTAGGGCAATCTGCAAGCGAATAGGGGCAGAGCAAGCGAAGCTCGAAGGGGTCAGCCTTGTAAACGATTATGGTTGCGTAAGTATCTGGAAAGGCTGGATTGCTTGCAAGATCGGGGGGCAGGATCAAAGAATTTTCTGCACCTTCCAAGAGGAAAATTCTAAATAGCGGATTTTAGTATTGACGCTACAACGCCGATTTACTAAACAAAGATCAGGGGTGGCGAAGCAAGGACGCTACGGGGGATATCGATTCAGCAACGGACGGCTGCAAGAATCCACCACCCCTATTGAATAGGTATTCCAACGGTAGCGAAGCCCCCGAAACAAGGGGGAAATCTGGGTTCGATTCCCAGCCTATTCTTTCCCCAAGAGGGGAAATCAACATCGGAGAACGTTGATAATGAGATTTTTTTCTGCCTGTATTTTGGCTGTCTTGGTAGGTATTGCCTGCCAGCACCAGACCAGCAACCCCTTTGCCATCTCAGGATTGATAGGCTTGGGGCTTTTAACCCTCATCCTTTTTATTGACTCTTGGAGCCAGAAATGCCACCGCTAAATGTCGTAAGAACGACTGAAAGCCTGCCCCCCCGTATTTACTTTTATGCCCCCGAAGGCTGGGGGAAATCCTCGCTCGGGGCTTTTGCCAAAGACCCGGTCTTTATTATGACGGAAGGCGAAACGGGGCTTCTTGAATTGATCGATGCCAAACGGGTCGGGGAAACGGCACACTTTCCCGAGGATTGCAAAAGCTGGAGACAGCTTATGAGCTGTGTCGATCAGGTTCTTAAAGCCGATCACGAATTCAAAACCCTCGTCATCGATACCAGCAACGGAGCTGAAAGACTCCTCTGCCAGCACGTTCAAGCCGAATACTACGATAATTCCCCAGCCAAATTTAACAGCTACGGGCAGGGGGCAAAATCTTGCGTGGACGAATGGGCAGGCTTCTTACGGGTCTTGGATCAAATCAGGAAACAAAGGCGTATGACGATCCTTTTGCTATCGCACACCAAGATCAAAACGGTCAACAATCCCGAAGCCCAAGACTACGACCAGTATAAGCCCGAAGGGGTGGAAGAGCTTTACAAGCTTACCCACAAATGGGCAGATGCAATGTTGTTCGGGGGATACCAGAGCGAGATCAAGGACGACAAAGTGAAGTCTTTATCGGGCAGGATCGTCAGGACATCGACTAATCTGGCAGTGGTCGCCAAGAATCGTTACGGCTTGCCCGAGGTTATTCGGGCAGGATCGTCAGCAAAAGAATGTTGGAACAACATTGCTTCGGCAATCGCCAAAGCCAAAGCGAAGCCTTCGTTGGATCAGGCCCCCCAGAATCAAACAGAAAACAGAAATCCAAATATAAGGCCAGCCGTGAATACGCAACCTGCCCCAGCCCCTGCCCCTGCCCCTGCCCCTGCCCCTGCCCCAGATAAGACAAAGATCACCCCAGCCGATTGGGACAAAATCGTCGGGGAATTGAAACGGCTGCAATATCCAAAAGGTTGGGCTTGGGCCATGATGAGCCGGGTGATTGGCAGGGATGTGCGTAAGCCCGAGGAGCTTTTTCTATCCGAAGGGCAGGCCATTTACACTGCCTTGCGTGCAACTAAGCTCATCGACCCCAGCCCCGACCACTATGTTTGCGAAGGGCCAATAAACGAGCCCGAGCCTAAGGCAAAAAATGCCCAGCAACGGGAGGACGAATACGGGGAAGTCCCTTTACCTAATACGCATGTCCCCAGCAATGAGCCAGCCGAAGGGGAAGGGGACGACGAAAAAGGGGACGCATGGGAGCCCCCTTCGGTTCCGAAGGAAGCCGTAGACCTTCACGGTGCTGTGGATATCCGTTCACGGCTGGGGATCAAGGCAGCAGCGAAGGGGATAAGCTGGAAGCAATTACAGGAAATCGAACCAACGGGAATGCTGGGGGATAGCTGGGAAAATACTACCAGCACGATTGCCCAGCGAGTATACGATTGGATTGACCCAATGAGCAAAGCTGCCCTAGCCAGATTGGTCGGGCAAGCCGAAACTGGGAAGGGGGTGTCCTCGTAAATTGAGAACGTCGGCTGGGCAAAGGCAAGAGAAAAAGATCGTTTTACTTATCCTACGATCTTGGATGTGGGGGCCTTTCCGGTTCGACTCCGGAACGACGTTTCGCCTGTGGAGTTTTTATGCTGGTCGTTTTGGTGAATTCAGAAATAAAGCTGTCCCTCCCCGATGAAAAAATCAGGGCAGGGTTCGGACAATCGATCAAGGTTTGCAGCCCCAGCTTTGCTCGCACCCTGATCGAAGCCGAAGCCAACAATCCGCTCGGCTGTATATTGATGAAATGGTCTGACCTTCGAACGGATACCCTCCGAAGGGCCAACAATCAATTCAGCTTCGGGCTTGGCTTGCAGCACACTGTAAAGGTGGTTGGTGCTGACCTTTCAGGGGCTTACAATCTGCCCAAAACTTTCGGGGGAATCCTGATCGTTGGCAGCCCAGATAAGCCTTTGATCGATCTTTACCAGTTCAATGTTTTTGAGATCCCGAAACCCCAAAAAAAGGAGTTGGTAGTATGAAAAAATTGTTGTTTGCCCTTCTCGGATTGGGGGCTTTTGTTTTTGCCCCAGCGAAAGCCGAAGCTTTCTTTTTCCGGTGTTTCCCCTGCCAGCCGTTGCAATCGGGATCGTGCGGTGGGCCTGTTCGATTCTGCCAGCCTTGCGGTGGATCAGGGGGCAGCCGAGTAACTACCCAATGCCAATGGCCTACCCAAGCTGTGGCAATTTCTTCGGGGCCTGTTTCTGCCCCGATCATTCTGCCAAGCCCTGAGTCCGTTGGGATCGATCCAAGACAGACCGAAGCCCAAAGGGTCGAAAGCTTTTATCTCAATCGCACCCGCCGAGTAACTACCCAATGCCAATGGCCTACCCAAGCTGTGGCAATTTCTTCGGGGCCTGTTTCTGCCCCGATCATTCTGCCAAGCCCTGAGTCCGTTGGGATCGATCCAAGACAGACCGAAGCCCAAAGGGTCGAAAGCTTTTATCTCAATCGCACCCCCGGCTTCCCTTATCCCAATCAAGGCTCCTCGGGAAGCTGGGTCGTGTATCCGAATCAAGAAAGCTGCCCTAACGGGAATTGCCCCCAGCCGATCCGATTAAGATAATCGGGCAGCCCAATCAAACAAAGGAACATCAATGGTAGATTATCAAAAGATTTTCAATGAATTAGAGGATGGTATATCCGAAGATATTCAAGATATTGAAATCCGAGATAAAGCCATTGATGCCCTTCGTGATCTTGCAGTCTGGATTTATCAGGGATTAAAAAAAGGCCCCAAAATTGTATTAAAGGCAGGCCCCAACGGGGCAATCATCCGCGACGAAAAGCCGTGATCTGTTACTTAATCTGGTGCATCAAAGCACAACGATATATCATTTCCATGCTTGAATAAGCATGGCCGAATTGAAGCGTGGTAGGTTTGGTATCTTCTCGCGAGAGGATCTGGTTCGAGTCCGGAGCAAACGCTTAGATGACAATAGGAGGTTCATTATGAAAGAAAGTGATATTCAAATTCTGGTCAAGCTGTACTCGGATATGGGGGTTCCCCTCGATCAGCTACCCTACACTCGATCTTTTACGAGTATTGCCTTTCGGTTCCGGAAACGATGCCCGAGCGGATATACCAACCAAGAAATCTGGTCTACCCTTTGCAACCTGCAAAAAGGTAAACGGCTGCCCAAGATCAGCCGAAAAGGAAAGCCCCAGAAAGGAGAAGAGGAGAAGATGAGTAATGGCAAAGCCAGCCCCAGCCTCAGCGAAGTCGCTAGAAGCCCCCAGCCGTAACAGCAAAGGCTGGGGTAGGGTTCGATCCCCTATGTTACTATAAACGGAGATAGATCGATGGCAAGAATGTATTTTTCAAACAATGCGTGGCCAGAAGGCCCCAAAGAAATCGGTACGCAAAAGTCCGAGCTAACGATCAGCATGGACGATGTTCCCGAGAACAAGGACTTCTCTTGGGATGATCTGGTAAAAGACAGGAAGTACAACGGGCAGGCCCACATGTGTATTCAGGCTGCCAAATCTGAGGTTCCGATGCCCCCCGAAATGTGGGGCTTTGAAAATGTTCGGCAACAGGTTCAAATGCTTCCCGATTACCCCGAAGATACCCACAAGGAATTGATGGTGAATGCTACAATTTCCTTCGGGGTAACGGCTGGCTGCCTTTCCCAGATTTATCAGGCCCTTGCCAAAGCCGAAATCGATCTGCCCGAGGAGGTTGTATTTTTGCTTCGGGACACGAAGCTGGCCCTCTTTCATTGCTTCCAGCTTTCCAAAATCGGCTGCATTCCCGTTGAAAAAATGCGAGAGCGAGAAAGCCGAGACTTCTTTCGGTCTGTTGGGGATCAGCATATTAAAGCCGTTCAAGCAGGCTGCCCCGTATTGCAGGATGAAAAGGACACGGGGAATCACTTTTACAGTGCCTTCCTTCGCATCCACAAGGAAGCCCTCAAACGGGATGAGCTGCGATACCAACGGGACATGAACGAAGCCGAAGCCAACCAAAACGTCGAAGCTTAACCAGCTTCGGGGGTCGATCCTGCCCCGAATCAGGATCATTTATCCCCCCTCTGTTTAGCGGGCAGATTTTACCATCTGTTTTCCAGCCCGAACGAAACCTCCCCTTCGGGGGCAGCCGGTGCGAAACCGGAGAGGGGTTTATGAGCAATTACACCGACCCCCTAGAATCGATCTTTAGCATGGCCCCCCTTCGGGATCGCTGCAAGCTTGTGCGATTGGATCAGCGAAGCCGGGACTGGTATCTTTGGCGTGGCTGGGGTATCGGGGGGTCTGATATTGGCCCAATTTATTTCGGGAAAGATTGGCCTTACGATGACCGAGGGGCAGAAAAGATCTTTCGGCAAAAAACCAGCGAGCCCGGCTGGGAGACAGAATCATCCTTTGCAATGCGACGGGGGGCAGGGCTTGAACCGACTGCCCGATTCCTCACCGAGCAAAGATACGATATCCAATTTTATGCAGCTTGCTGCCAGATGATCGGGGAAGCCGACCGTTGGAAAAGGGCCAGCCTTGACGGGATCGGGCTTCACAAAGGGCAGCCGATCCTTTTGGCAATTAAGTGCTTGGATTGGCAGAAACACCAGCTTGCTTTAATGGGGCAGCCTCCCCTTATTTACATGCCCCAAGTTCAATGGCAGCTCCACGTCACGGGCTTGGACGAGTGCTGGTATTGCTCCTACTCAGACAATCTCAAAAGGTTTTCCGAACGGGATCAATTGGCCCTTATAAAGATCAGGAAAAACGAATCGGTATTTAAGGAGCAAGTCCTGCCCGAAGTCGAGAAATTCTGGCAGAGAATTCAACAATGGAGAAAAGAAAATGGGGCAAGTTAATTACAGGGCTTTGGTGGCTGGGCAGCCGAAAGAATTCTCCTTTCGGACTAATTGGATCAGGGACGACCCCCTTGCAAACCCCAACCCTTCAATCGATACCTAAAACAGATGTCAAATTCACTACCCAGCCCCAGAACGGAGCCCTTTTGCCAAGCCCGGGGAACGGTTGAGGATACCCTACGGGCAATCGAATCACCCCGCTATCAAATTGGGCAAGCACTTCGGGAAATTGAGCGACAGGGGGATATTCAAGCCCCTGTTTTAGATCTCCTTTGGAAGGTGGTAGAATTGGCAACGGGGGCAGCTTGCTCCGATCTTGCTGCCCAGATTGGCCCAAAACTCCAATCTGCCAGCGAAGATAATGAGTTCTTGATTGGAAAAGTCGCAGAATTAGAGATTAGGCTGGCCGAAGCCGAAAAGCAAAATGCCCTTCTCCGTAGCTGGGTCGCAGAGATCGAAGCCCAGCAAAATCGTAAATGGAAGTCGTGCTAATACCCCCATAATTCCAAAGGATACCCCCGTGACATCAGCGAAAGATAAATACAGGGCAGCAAAGAAAGAAGCCGAAGTGAAGGCCAAAGCGAAAGGCAAAGAGCCAGAGCCCTACATCCCAGTGGTGACCGATTGGGAAGCCCCGCTCCCTTTGGGGCCAACGACCAGCGAAGCTGTCCCCAAATTCCCCTTGCACATCTTTCACGACAAAATTGGGGAAGCCGTGGACCTTCTGGCCCAAGCCGTTCAATGCCCGATAGATTACGCTGCCACCAGTGCCCTTTCTGTGGCAGCCGGGTGTATCGGGGCCACCCGAAAGGTCGAAATCAAGGACGGATATACCCACACTGCCCGGCTGAACCTTGTTCTTGTTGGCCCCTCATATGCCAAAAAATCCCCAGCAATGCGAAAGCTAATGGAGCCGGTCCGACGGGAGCAGGATCGTCGGTCCGAAGCTGGCTTGCTTTGCAGGGTAATCAATCCCCGAGAAAAGCATCCCCAATTGAAAATTTACCCACCGGGTGAAGGGGAATTGTACGTCACGGATATGACAGCCGAAGGGCTTGCCGAGCTTTTGTATTGCCAGCGACGGGGCTTGATTATTCATAGCGACGAGATCCTCGGGTGGCTTCTGGGGCAGAATCAATACAGGGGTGGCAAAGGGGGGGATAGGCAACAATTTCTCACGCTGGCAGACGGGGGCAATCTTACCATCGTTCGTAAGGGTTCCAAAAACACGATCAGCCTTTCAGCCCCAACCGTAACCTTGATGGGATCGGTGCAGCCTGCCCGATTGCCTGAGCTATTCCAATTTGACGACGGCTTTGCTGAGCGGTTTGCGTGGTGCTATCCCGAAGAATTGCCCGAGCAGGGGGAAGACGGGAAAAAGTGGGAAACTTCCCATTGGGTAACTTGGAGGGAAACATGCCGAAAACTTTGGTCGATCCCAATGGATTTAGCCGAGCCGACGCTGGCAACCGATCAAAACCCAGAGCCCCCGTGCCCCCGTCATACCCAAGATAGAAAGCTGCGCCTGACAGAATCGGCTTGGGAAGTTTGGTGCGAAATGCGAGACGCATTGGCAAAAGAATGCAACGACCCTTTATTCCCTCCCCAGCTTCGGAGCTTCTGGGGAAAATCGAAAGACCTTTGTGCAAGGCTTTCGCTAATTATCGAGCTTCTTGATTGGGCCAGCACACCGGGTCGGGAGCATGATCCGGAGCCTACAACCGTTTCGGGGGTATCGATGGCAAAGGCAGCCGAAGTGACTGAATACTTTCGCAAACATGCGGCTAAGGTAATTGGAATAGGGCATATGGACAGCCGTATCCCCGATGTCGAAGCTGTGTGGCGATGGATTATCAACGGGAAGCGTTGGACTTTTACCCGTGCTGAGGCTTGGAGTAGCTTATGCCGAAACAAGCGTTTTTCGTCGATTGAAAAGCTGAATGGGCCTTTGAGCTATCTCTGCAAATTGAATTGGCTTCGGGCAGTGGATCGACCTTTTACGGGGGTCGGTAGGCCCCCCCTGCCTGAGTATCACGTAAATCCTTACAAGAAAGAAGTCTGAAAGGGGCTTGATCCCGTTGAGATTAAGCCGACCAACGAAATCGAGATCGAAGCCATTAGCTACTACGACGAAGAAACTTTGCAGCTCGTAAGCGAAAAGAACAAGCAAGTCCGCGAAACCAAACGGCTTTGGCAAGAATGCTGTGTGGCCGGCCGCCAGCAATGCTCCCAAGATCAAAGAACAGTTGCTTCTCGAATTGTCCGACCTGATCGAAGATAGGGAGCGTGGCAGGGGCAAGCCTTCCAACACCCTTTTTAACGGGCAAGCCGTAAACCCTGCCCTCAATACTTCGGGGGAAGATATCTCTTGGATGCGGGAAGATATCAAAGTGCTGGGCCTGCCCGAGCCGATTATCCAAAAGCTTCGGGGCACAAATATCAATACCCTCGGGGGCCTGCACGAATTCACAAACCCGCAAGGAGGTGGGCAATTCAGCCGTCCCTATACTGATATTCAATCGGGGCCAAAAAAGCCGAATTGATCGAGGAGGCTTGGGCCAACTACTTTACCCAGCGAGCAAGTAATGCCAACAATCAGAATGACGGAGCAGGAAGTGAACGACCTGATCCTGAAAATGGGCAGCAATCTAACAGTTAGAAAAGCCCGAATCGAAGCCCTCGAAGGGCAGGAAGACAAGCCGATTTTCTTGCCCTTCGCTGCCCCCAATCTTTCGATATCCCCAGCCCCAACCCCAACCCCAGAAAAGCCCAAGCGACGGGGCAAATTCAACAACAAAATTACCATTTTCGACGGGCAGACTTTCCATTCCCTCGGGGAGCGAGACCGTTGGATCGAATTACTACGGCTGCAAGCCATCGGGCAGCTTCGGGGATTGGAAAGGCAGGTTGAGTTTCCCTTGATCGTAAACGGGGAAAGGATCAGCACTTACACGGCTGACTTTTGCTATTGGGAAATCGGCAAAGCTGGGGAAGAAATCTATATCGTTGAAGACTTCAAAAACCCTTCAACTGCCAAAAGAAGGGACTACGTTATCCGCAAAAAATTACTCTATGCCTTATACGGGCATAAGATCAGAGAAACTATGAAACCCCCGAAAGGGGAGAGGAAAAGGAAATGAATATCTCTAAATTATTCCTCGATATGATCGGGGAAGCCCACAAACGCTGGGACGCATTTGCTGCCCGTAACCGACAGGCCCCCGTTGATACACTTCGCTTGTGTGCGGGGATCGAAGGCCAAAGCCTGTATAAGTCTTGGCTGGGTCTTTGGATGTCGAGCCCCTGATCCCAGAAGCCCCTTTGGAGAATCAATAATGGGACATACTTATGCCGAGAAAAAAGACCCCCTCGATATCGAAGGGGCTTGGAAGATTTTGTAAGGGATCGACCAAGCCCCTAGCAATAATCTTGGCAAAGATATTGTACCAAATCTTCACCTATGCTGTCAAGATCATGGACGGCCAATAATAGCCCCAGCGACATTACCGACCGTTCGCAGAGCTGCCCCAACCACCTAGTTGACAGAATTCCTAAGAACTGTATATTTTGGTTGTCGAGTAACTTAGTTACCAGTAACTATAGCACAGGTAAACCATGAACGCAACGGAGAAACCGAACACCGACGAAAAGCCCTTTCTCGCCCGTGCGGGAATGCCGGTAGGAAAGCGGGTTCGTGATGCTTTCGGGAATGGAACAATCTGATTCAAAAGGTAATTGCATGATACCTGAAGACCTGCGTTTGTTGTTGCATCGTCCGTTAATTGCCGCCGATTGGTGCGGGGAGAGAGGTTATTTCATCGCCGAGGATTGGCTTCGCAGGGAGGGTATTCTTCCGCCTGCTCGACCTCTCCGATGGTATGGGTCTGGGTATGGGGATGGGTATGGGTATGGGGATGGGTCTGGGTCTGGGTATGGGTATGGGTATGGGTCTGGGTCTGGGTATGGGTATGGGTCTGGGTCTGGGTCTGGGTCTGGGTCTGGGTCTGGGTCTGGGTCTGGGTATGGGGATGGGTCTGGGTCTGGGTCTGGGTCTGGATCTGGGTCTGGGTATGGGTATGGGGGATTTACAAAGTTAAATCATTATTTTGAGGAGCCTTATATGTCTTTTGCTGAGGGGGATTATGTTGTTGTGCGGTCGCGGGAATCAGGCTGCCTGTGCGGAGAATATCAGTACCACAATGGCCGAGAGGTTTGGTTGAAAAATGCTCGCATCATTCATCAATGGAGTAACTCTGTGCATCGACTTACCTTGATCGATGTCTCTTCTATTGAGGGCGAGAATGATAGGTTATCTCGACCTTCGGACGATCTTGTGTGTGTTCTTGACGCTTGCACAATCATCAAGCCATCGGCAACGGCGGAGCGATATTTGAGAACTGCGAAACACGCAGAGTAGCAACATCGCACAAATGACCATCAAGCAAGTGGAGGCCAAACAGTGAAACTCTTGAAACTGATCGTCCTTGCCCCGTTCGCTATCGCTGCAATCGTGCTGGCGATACCGTTCCTTGTGGTGATCTATCCCACACTGATGATCGCCGACGTGTTCAACCTGATCGAAGAAAGACGCATCGAGAAGAAGAACGCGACACCCGTCCCCTGTGAACTTGCTGACGGAGGGGGTATCTGATGAAAGTCTTAGTGTGTGGTGGACGTGATTTCCAAACAGGATTTGAAAGTGTCAGAATCAGGGAATACAAAGGGGGCGATCCAAACCTATCGACCGATGAGAGCACCAGCGACACCAGCGACGGTATTGGCAGCGACTCGAAGTAATCCAACTACCCCCTGTTGTGCTTGTCCTTGTTGTCGTGCAACGACAACTTGACGACGAACAATTACGGGTTGTGCTCGTTGTTGCAGAATCACCGGTTGTTGGGCACCGTAAGCATGACCCGCGTTGAACTGTCGCACAACGATTGCCTGCCCTTGATGATAAGCCGGAGCGGGTGCAACTTCCCGCAAAACAATCGGTTGGGGGGCAACGTAAGCCGATCCCGTCGAGAATCCGCGAATCTCAAGGGTCTGGGTAGGTGCGTCTGTGTAGGCCCCAGAGCAGCCCCCAGAAAAGCCTTGCGAGTAAGCCCCTGTGGTGAAAGCTGCCCCAGCCGAAGGATTGATACGCAAACAATCCCCAGCGAAGGAATTGCCAGCCCCGAAAGCCAAAAGGCCCAGAGCGGTCAGAATTGCAGAAAATCGCATAAAATCTCCTTTGAAGAAAGACAGAAGGGTAACGTAGCTTTACGCCCGATCTGACAGCGAAAAAGATATTATCTCAAAGAATCTGCCCGATACAATCACTTTTTCGCTTTTCTTCGATCCTGCCAAGCGTGAACGACGTTAAGTTCCTCCTGCGTTAAGGCAGGCTTGTTTTTGGGCATTCTGCCTTCGACGACTGCATTCAGGATATCCCCCCGAATTAAGTAGTCGATCTTGTCGGGGTCCCCAGTCAGTAGGGGCAGATTCCCACCCTTCCCGTGACAGGATACACAATTTTTTGCCAGAACATCCTTGATGGTAACCCCTTCGGCTTTCAAAGGCTGGGCAGGATTCGGAGTTACATCTACGGGTGGTCTGGTCTGCCCCCCTGTCTGGGGAGGGGCTTGATATCGCTGGGCTTCTTGGATCATCCGGTAAAGCTCGTCGGCGACATCTTTGGCAAATTGCTTCTGCCGAATCTCGTCACCGATTCCCGCAGCGTAGTCGCTACGGGTCTGCACCAGAAATGCCTTTGGCACAAGTACAATGTTTTCATGGGCTTGGTGGTAGATCGGAGCAGCATATACGGGGGCAGCGTAAGTTTGCCCCCCGACGATTACCCTACGACAATCGGAGTGGGCTTCGGGGAGCATCAAAGCCCCGAAAAAAGCCAGAAGCCCGAAGGCTGCAAATAGTTTCACTTTTTCTTCTCCCCGAGGAATTGCTTTTTAAACTCGTTAATGGCTTCTTCGATCAGCCCATCTTTGAGTAATAATTTTACCCGTTCTTCATGCTCTTTGCAAGCATCAAGGAGCAAATAGCATTCCCGTGCGACTCCCCCTTGCTCCGACGATTCCCAAGAGTCACGGGATATCGACCGACCGACGACCAATTCGTTAGGGCCAATCTCGACAGGCTTCTTTGCCAAAATTGCTATCCGAAGCTGGGCAGGGCTTACCCCCAATTCTCGGCAAGCATCGTCAATTTTCAAAGGTCTATCATATTGATCTCTGTACTTTTGAAATCTGACAACCGTTTCGGCTGGTGTCCAAGATTTTTTTGTCACTGGATCGAACGTAGTTTGCTCAATGAAGCGAAGGTAAGGGGCCTGCCACCCCTTTATTTTGTATTCCCAATCAAGATAAAACTCTTCAACCTTTCGGGCTTTCTCCCTTTGCTTTGCAGGGTCATCGTCTTGGGCTTCGAGCTTTATCCCAGCTTCCAAAGCTGCCTTTACTTGCTCGTTGAAGGGGATAAATCCACCCATCGGGGCATGGCAGACGATGCAAGACATATGCGTTCTAACGTCTGCAAATTTATCAATCTTGCTATCGACTTGGGCAAGGTCAGAGGGGGCAAGCTCGACCCGTTCATCTTTGTCATTACAGAGAAGCCCAGCCTGTGCCCCGTTCGGCAAGGTAGCGAGAATTTCCGAACCGTCTGCCCCGATCTCACCTTTTGATATTTGCCCAAATCTTCGACGATGATCTTTATCGCCTTGCGAGCGGAAAACGTCAAAGGTACGGCTGACATTCCCGTAAGCCGAAGGAGTTACCCGAATTGCCCTTGTGCGAAGGGCAACAAAGCTTCCTGCCCCATCCCCGTCAAGCTTGCCTAATGCGATGCCCCCAACCCGAGGATCGACCCCCAGCTTTTTCAGGGCTTCGGCTGAAACGTCTGCCCCCCAAATCGTCTCGAAGTCTTTACCAGTCGCTGGGAAATTCGCATCGCCTTTTTTTTCGCTGGGGATCACTCGGGGAAAAGGGCTTGCTTCGACGGCTGGTTCAATCACAATATCTTTGTAATAAGTAAACGAACCGGCTGGGTATTCCTTCCCGTCCTTCCACTTCCCCCCTTCCCAAGAAACTACTTTTCGCTCAATCTTTGCGGGTCGGCTGATCCCCGAAGGGGGCAGAACAATCCCGTCTGGGTGTCTTTGCTTCCCATAAAGGATATCGTAATAGCTGCCCACCCGATTGGATTCAATCGTATCTCTAAAGAACTGCCAAGCGTTCAAAATTACTCCGGCTGCCAGCGTTTCCTTATCTTGCTTTACCCCTGTGAAATCTCGAACAAATTGGGTAACAAGGTGTGGGATATTCGGTTCTCGAAAAAGATAGTCGCGATTCCCGACAATCTGCCAGCCCGTGCGTGTCCAATTCGGAGCGTCCCGAACATCAAGCCGACCTATTAAATTATCTTGTAAGTATTCAAGCCTTACTATTCTGGGGCTTGCCGAAAGATGATTAAGCCAAAAGGTAAAAATCCTTTGGAAGTCTGCCCGATCAGCTGGGGGCAAAGTATGAAAAGAAAACCAAATCTGAAAAGGGATCTCTTCGGGTCGATAAATTCGATTGTCAACAAGCCGGACGATATCTTTGGCAACTTCCACAACCACCAAAGCTGGGGAGATGATCTGAGCGTCTTTATCAATTGGGGCAGCCAATACATACGATAAGGCCAAAGCCGAAAACATATTTTTACCTTTTTCTTTTTGGGAACCTTAGATTATCTAACAGAAATGCAACGAATAGAATAGCGATTATAAGGGTGAGCCATTTAGCCAAAGGTTCTACGGCTGCCAGCCCAATCTTTAACCTTTCGATCATTTCTTTATCTCAATAGCATACCCAGCCTGACGCAGGGCATCAATTAGTTTTTCCGCATCGGCTGTTACCGAAATGAGAATGGGCTTAGAAGGATTGGCCTTGTCGTCACGAGGCTTATATCCAAGCTGGTACATCCTACTAGCGTCTCGGCTGGTGGGGAAGCGGACGTTGCGAGAATACGTCGGTTCCATCAGAGCCCCTGTGCCGACGTGATCGTGCTCGAGCCCCAGAGCGTGCCCGATCTCATGGGCAGCGACCCGCACCATTTCTATCATCGAAGCCGGGGGGTTCTCTGCTATACCCCAATTCTCGGCATTGTCATACAATTGTTCTTTTGCAACAAGCGTTCCGTCTGACAATTCAGAATAAGCCAGAATGTTGCGGGGGCCATCGGGTCGGCCATCTTCTCGCATCAATACCCCAAACCGAGACCGCACCAAAGCTTTAGCCTCGTTGGGCTTCCAGACCTGTTTCCCGTCTGCCCCAGCGACCCAGCTTCCAACATTCACGGGTTCGATATTTAGCCAGCGTCTCCAAGTCTGCCAAGCAATCTCGAAAGCTTGAATAATATCCTCGGGCTTCAATCTGCCAACATATCCCGAAGGATCAATAGACCACGTGATCTTATCGGTTGGGAATCGCTTCGCTCGGAAATTATCTTGCAGCCGTGGACGATCCCCGCAAAAGTAAAGGGGGATATCATCCTCGACAAGGGCTTGAGGGGCAGGTTTTTCAGCCACCAAAGCTGGTGGCTGGGGAGTGGGGGTTTCTTGATTTAGGCCAGCTTCCTTGCGAAGCCATTGTAGGATCAAAAGGGCCAGAGCCCCGAGAAAGAATATCAGGATAGCGACCAGCTTACTCTTTTGGGCTTCAGTGAACCAGCCCCCCGACCCGATTGCAGGGGCAGGGGCAGGAACGGGGGCATCTTTGGGGCTTTGTGCATCTGACATAAATTCTTCTCTTCGGATTATTCAGTTCTTTTGGAATCGTACTTTATTGCTTCTCAGTTGACAAGAAAGACGCTATAGCTATACTTAAACTAAGCCCTTTTTCTATCTAACTTGAGGAGTTGTAACGGTTATGAGTAGTATTTCTAAAGACCTTCGTTTGCTGGTAGCTCAGTCGGGCATGAGCATAACCAAATTATCGAATAAGTCTAAGATCGATGGCAAGGAAGGCATCAGCCGAACCTTCCTTGCCGAATTTATCAAAGGGGAGAAAAGGCTGACCCTTGAAAAAGCCGAAATTCTGGCAGCCGTCTTGGGCAAAGCTATCAGCTTGACAAGCCCAAAGAAGGAGAAGTAAGCCGATGGCTACCCCTCACGAAACAGGGCTTCCCGATTCATTGGAAGATTGATCTTGTTTCTTTAACTTTTCAATTTCCGCAAGGATTAAGGCTTCTTTTTCCTTCGCATCCTTTCGCAGGCTTTCAAGATATTCCTGTTGCTTTTTGATCCTTGCAGCTACAACCGCAGGATGATTTTTATAATCCTCATACATTTGCTTGAGGGTCATATTCTCAGCGAGAATAGCATCGCTTGCCTTCTTGATCTCATCCGATTCTTTTTTGATCCGTTCGTTTTCTGCCAGCACCTTCTCGATATCGGCTTTGCATCGAGCCTCTAGTTCTTCCCGTTGGGAAGCTGCCCGGCGTGCCCCGTCTGCGAGATCGTTCTGGGCATTGATAAGCCCCTGACGCATCTCATCCCGTTGTTTGGATATTTGCTCCAATTCTTTTTTGAGCTTTGAAACTTGCCCCGTAAGGGAAGCCACCTCACTTTCGTTGGAAGATATCTCGGCCATCTTGGCATTGATCTTGCCGACGATGGCATTCAAGGATGCAATGCCATCCTCAAAGTTTTGTTTGACTGGCTCGAAAGCCTTTTTTAATTCATCCATTCTTCGACGTTCCTTTGATTATAATTTTATACGCTCGCATTCAATCCGTGTGACACCATCAAACCCAGACACGACTTGGGCAACCACTAGGGGGCCATCATTCCAGCGAGCGTACAAAGATATTATATCCCCTTCAATGCAAATTGTAGTATCTCCTGTTACTGGCTGTTGGCCTTGAGCACTTTCACGGCCGGCGTCCACCACAAGTATGCTTTCGGAGTTTGGTATCAGAATTCCGTTTTTGAACAGAGCTGCCGTCATGTAACCAGCCCCACCCATAATAGGAACAATGTAACCTCGCCACATGCCTTTGAACGTATATCTACCATTCGAAGGGATGGTCATATTTAGACCAATGTTTGTCCAACCCGGGCCCATAAAAATGTTGTAAACACCCGGTGCTAAACTTTGCTCGGCATAATCCAGCCCAGAGCCAGCCGTTGAAACCAGACCCGAGGTTACGGCTGATCCATCGATAAGGGCAGCTGTTGCCCCTGTCGTGCCTGTCCAAACTAGGGTAGTCCCTGAAAAGGAAAGCCCCTGCCCGAGCGTAATTTCCTGCCCGTTTGCAGTTGATCCCGTTGGGTTCCCGAATAAGCTTAGGGCAGCTATCTGTTGAAACTTGGCAAAGGTTACAGAATTGTTAGCCAGCTTGCCCGTCCCGATGCCCCCCGAATTAATTGAGATCGTGTAATTCCCCCCAGCCCCCCCGTCGGTTCCCGTTAATACCCCAGATTCAAGGGCCAGTTGTCTTTCTTGGGTCAAAGTACCATTCAGAGCAAGGCAAAGGAATTGGGCATCGATAGGGGCAGCCGTTCCAGTCACGGTTACTTTGTTTCCTGATCGCTCCGCCGTAAAGCCGGAGCCTACAAAATCGACCGTGTTTACTGTCCCCGATGTCCCGAGATTACTTCCTTCGTCCTGCCATTGGATCCCCGTTTGAAAGCTGCCCCCCGATCCAATCGTGTCAACGATCCCACCCGTAAAGTGATTGCCAACAGAATCGGTTCCGGTGGCCCCTTCGACCGTTGCAATCCCGTCCCCGACTAGATATTTAATCTTCGCTTGAATATACCCGTTGGCCCCGAGGATATACCCGTCCAAAGTTGTTGGCATCGTTGGAAATCCGATCCAATACCCATCAGCTATCGGCCTGACGGCTGAGATCAGACTATCACAATATGCATAAGTCCCGAAAACAGGATGCTGGTATTGGTGGGCAAAAGTGAAGGCCCTCGATACCCCTGTTGCAGTTGATCCTGCCCGAATGCGGACTAGATCACTCACCCCTGCACTAACGGGGGTATCCCCAAATGCTGCCCCTTCTCGATACCAGTACGTGTCGATATTACATTTAAGGGCAGGGTAAGTATAACCATCAAAGTCGGGGAAAGTGCCCCCGACGTTCCTTCTCCCCAAATAAACGCATTTGCCCCCGTTTACCCCCGGTATGCTAAAAGGCCCCGAAGCCCCGGGTGCCCCTGATATCTGGAAAATATCTTTGTCGGCTTCGGTGTTCGCTATCCCAAAGCCGTCCGCAACTTTTGTCCCCTGCCCCAGCTTTTGTAAATCCCATTCGTCTGGATCAAAGCTAATATCTCCCCGGCTGGTGTCGCTGGCAAGGACAGGGGTAATCTCAGCCGTGCCAGCCGAAGGGTTTGTTACTTCGCTATAATTCAGCAAAAGGGTATCAATCCCCGAGAAGCTGGCCCCGTAAGTGTCCTCAACGGTAATCCCTGCCCCGTTCCCAGAATCTTGCAAGGCATCGGCATTAACAAGGGGGAAGCCCCCTGAGCGAGAAATCGAAAGGGGGGCAGAAAATTTTAGCCCAGCAATCGGTTCCAGCTTGTTCAAAAGACTAGATAGTCTTGCAGCCGTATTTGCAGATAAAGGCCCCGGTGGGATATTGATAGGCACAATTAAGCCCCCCAATAACGAAACATCTCATAAAAGTCCGTACTATCATACAAAGGTTTGCCAGTCATCGTCCCATCATTAGTTGCATAATAATAAGACCAAGTATTATCTGCCCCCCGATCTGGCAGCAGATTATGCCCCCGAATAGATGAGCCGGGGTCACCGTTCGGGGGATCGAAAAACTTAAATTTAAGGGTGATATGATTGGCAAAATATGCTTGCCAATCATCGGTCACAAGGGGGATCGTGACCGGCTCAAATTCGACCGAATCTAAAAGCAAAGTACCGGCTGCCCTTCCAAAGGTTGTAAGACTATTCAGCTTTCCAATACAAGCCTCGATCTTTACAGGGATATCGTTTGAATCGTGCGTGTATTCTTGTGGCACGAATAACCATTTGAATGTTATATCGGCTTTCCGTTCTGGATAGCTTATATTTGCAGGGAAATCTTGGCCGGTCTTTGGTCCTTCTGCCCATTTGAATGACCCGTTTTCGATGGTAATGAGATCGGGGGCAGGCTGATAGTACAGCCTGCAAAATCTTTCCCATTCCTCGTATTCGCCTGTTTCTGGGTTATATACCTCATCGTCTGTATAGACTTTGAAGTATAGCGGGGAAAATTCGACGTTAAAATCTGCGATAGAGTACTTAGACGTTTCATCTTGCCTTTTCCATTCAGGAAGATTTTCGCCGTTCGATTCTTTGCCAGTCCATTTCTTGCCAGTGTAAGACAGCTTACGAGCGTACAAATTCGGGTAGCTTGGGTGTCGTAAAGGTATCAGCCGTCGAAGAACGGGAGTAGCGCCTGACGGACGATCTACCCAAGCTGCACCAAGAATAAAGATCGTTGCATCGTATCTTTTTTCCCACGGTAGCTGGTAGACCATGTTTGAATCTGCCCCATCAAGGGAGATTGAAACCGTGCCCGGAGATTGATCGGCAACCTTCTCGACCAATTCTTGAATAGCGAAATCGGGGAGCTGAATATCTAAAGCCATTAGTAGTTACCCGTTGGTATTTGCGAAAGTTTGGTGCTTGCTTGAGTATCTTTTTCCAGATTGAAGACTTTATCAAATATCGCTTTGAGGTTAGTATTCAACTTGACAAGTTCCCTTGTCTCTGGGCTTTCGCTTGCCGATGCCGACATTTGGCGAGCTTTTTGCCCCAGATCGTAAAAACTAGTGTAGCTGGCTTGATTGCTGGCTGCCCCTACCGAAGAAGCCCCCCCAATCGGGAAGAAAGCCGAAGAAGACTTGCCCGAGGAAGAACCGCCGATATTGGGTAATTTATCCAGAAGATTCTGAACCTTCCTTCCAATCCAGTCAACTACATCGCCGATCATTTTCACAAAGGAAATGATAGCGTTAAATATCCTTTCGATAATTGGAGTAATTGGAGTAAGCTTTATCAGGGCCTGCCCCAGCGACTTGAATATCTTGCCGATTGCCCCCCAGAATCCCCCCATCGTTTCTACGATCCCTTTCAAGGCTTCCCCGACCGAAGCAAAAAGGCTATCGAATAAATTGGCAATCGGGTCAAGTATTCCAAAGACAGACGTAAGAACGTCAAAGACTTTCGTAAATGCTTGCAAAGCAAGATTCAAAGGCTTTAGCAAGAATTGGATAATCTTTCCCAAGACCTGAAAGGGGGCAAGAAGTATCTTCAAAAAAAAGCCGATAGGCTTCAATGCAATACCTACCAAAGACAAGGCTGCCCCAAGTAGGTCAGTAATGACCGATTGAACGGATTGAAACACCTCGATAATCAAGAGGAAAGCCTTTTGGACAGGCTCCAATGCTGTGTGCTTCAATTCGGCCATGCTTATTCAAGCATGGAAATCGTCCATGACGGCGAACTCGATCGCGGCCCGGTTGAGGCTTCAATTCGG